CGCTGAAAGAGTTCGGGGCCTGGTTGGAACAGGAAGACCTGCAAGCCATCGCGACACGTGTTTCCACCGGTGACGAATGTTCTATTTTGATAGAAGACGGCTATGTGGTAGGCGATCCGATCGTACCAGTAGGGGCCGGCGATATCCCAGTGCAACCACAGCCACAAACACAATCATGGAAAGCGGGGGAATTTTAAATGTTTGAAATCGTACGCGGAAAATTAGAGAAACCGCAAAAAGTTGTTTTGTACGGTCCGGAAGGCATCGGGAAATCATCGTTTGCCGCAAACTTTCCGCAAGCCGTATTCATTGACACCGAAGGCAGCACGAACAACATGGACGTGGCCCGGTTGACGAAACCGACCAGCTGGACACTATTGATGCAGCAAATCCAATATGTCAAAATGCAGCCGGATATTAAGACGCTTGTCATCGACACGATCGACTGGGCAGAAATGCTTTGTGTGGATCATATCTGTGCGATACACAGCAAGAAAGGCATCGAAGATTTTGGCTATGGCAATGGCTATGTGTATGTAAAAGAAGAGTTCGGGCGCTTCCTGAATCAATTAAGCGATCTGATCGAAGCCGGGAAAAACGTCGTATTAACGGCACACTGCCAGATTGTGAAGTTCGAACAGCCGGATGAAATGGGCGCTTACGATCGTTACCAGCTGAAGCTAGGAAAGAAAACGTCATCGCAGACGGCGCCGCTTGTAAAAGAATGGGCGGATATGCTGCTATTCATGAATTACAAGACGTACAGCGTGGCCACCGATGACAAAGGCAAGAAGAACAAAGCACAAGGCGGCATCCGGACCATTTACGCCAATCATCATCCGGCATGGGATGCAAAGAACCGCCATGGCCTTCCGGACGAAATTCCGATGGACTACGGTTATATCGCGCATATTTTCGCGGAAAATCCACAGCCTGCACAACCACAACCGCAGCCAGTACAACCGGCACCACCGCAAGCGCCTGAACCAATAGCACAACCAGAAGCACAACCGGTGGACCCATTCCCTACAGTAGAACCGCCCGCCTTGAATCCGGATATCCCGCAAGCATTGCAGGACTTGATGCTGACGCACGGCGTAAATGCGGAAGAAATTCAGGCCGTTGTGAGCCAACGCGGCTATTATCCGATGGACACACCAATCGCGAACTATGACAAAGGCTTTATCGAAGGCGTGCTGATCGGCGCATGGCAGCAAGTCTTCGGGATGATTGAAACACTGCGCAACGAACTACCATTCGAATAAAAACAAACATAACAGGAGGAAATAAAAATGACTGACTACAACCAAATGGACCGTGAATTAAGCTGGGATGACGCAATCGAAAAAGAAGGTGGGGACTTTATCGTTCTGCCTGCCGGGAACTATCCTTTCCGCGTGACGAAATTTACCCGCGGACGTTTCGCCGGATCCGATAAAATGCCAGCTTGTCCAAAAGCTGAACTGGAATTAACGATTTTCTCACAAGAGCACGGCGAAGTGACTATCTTCGAAAGTCTGCTACTACATACAAAAACAGAATGGAAATTGTCGGAGTTCTTTATTTCCATCGGGCAAAAGCGCAAGGGTGAGAAAGTGCAAATGAACTGGCAAGCCGTGATCGGATCGCAAGGCGTGTGCGAATTGGAAGTGAATAAATATGTCAACAAGAACGGCAAAGAAAGCGAAAACAACCGTGTGGCGAAATATCTGGAACCGACTGGACCACAACCGCAATACCAGGCACCAGCTGTACAACCGGCACCACAAACATATCAAGCACCACAGCCACCAGCGCAACCACAATATCAAACGCCATTCCCGACTGCACCGAATCAAGGCGGATTCACACCGGGAAGCTTTTAAGGAGGTTTAAATAATGGAATTACGTCCCTACCAAGAAGAAGCCCGTTCGTCTATCCAAACGGAATGGGCGAACGGCAACAAGCGCACGCTTCTGGTATTGCCGACTGGGACCGGGAAAACGATCGTGTTTTCCAAAGTAATCGAAGACCGTGTAAGGCTGGGCGAGCGTGTGCTTGTCCTGGCCCATCGCGGCGAATTACTGGACCAAGCGGCTGACAAACTGGAAAAATCAACAAACCTGAAATGTGCAACCGAAAAAGCGGAACAGACGTCCATCGGCAGCTGGTTCCGGGTAGTAGTTGGCAGCGTGCAGACGTTGCAACGTGAAAAAAGATTGCATCAATTCGATCCGGACCACTTCGACACGATCATCATCGACGAAGCCCATCACTGCATATCAGATGGCTATCAGCGAGTGCTGAAGCATTTCGAAGAAGCCAACGTCTTAGGGGTAACGGCCACGCCTGACCGCGGCGATATGAAGAATCTAGGAAGTTATTTTGAATCACTGGCCTATGAATACACATTACCGAAAGCCATTAAAGCGGGATATTTAAGCCCGATCAAAGCATTGACGTTGCCGCTTACGTTGGATTTATCCGGAGTATCACAGCAAGCTGGGGATTTCAAAAGTTCCGACCTGGGAACAGCGTTGGATCCCTACCTGGAACAGATTGCGGAAGAAATGGTAAACGTGGCAGGCGACCGCAAGACCGTTGTATTTTTGCCACTGGTGAAGACAAGCCAAAAGTTCCGGGACATCCTGAACTCGAAAGGCTTCCGCGCCGCAGAAGTGAATAGCGAATCAAAAGACCGCGCGGAGATTTTGCGAGATTTTGAAAATGACAAGTATAACGTGTTATGCAATTCAATGCTGCTGACAGAGGGCTGGGATTGTCCATCTGTCGATTGCGTGGTAGTGCTGCGACCGACGAAAGTCCGAAGCTTATACAGCCAGATGGTTGGGCGTGGTACCCGACTACATCCTGGAAAAACTGAATTATTATTGCTTGATTTCCTATGGCACACGGAACGGCATGAACTATGCCATCCGGCGCACCTGATCGCAGAGAACGACGAAGTGGCCAGAGCCATGACGAAACAAATCGAAGAATCAGACGTACCGCTTGACCTTGAAATGGTGGAAGAAAAAGCCGTCGAGGATGTTGTAGCACAAAGGGAAGAAGCACTGGCCAAACAGCTGGAAGAAATGCGCAGACGCAAACGAAAGCTAGTGGATCCGCTGCAATTCGAAATGAGCATCCAGGCAGAGGACTTGTCCGGCTATGTTCCGGCCTTCGGATGGGAGATGGCGCCACCGACTGCAAAACAAGTGCAGACGCTTGAAAAGCTGGGGATTATGCCGGACGTGATCGACAACGCAGGGAAAGCGACGAAGATCCTGGAACGACTGGACCGGCGCAGAATGGAAGGCTTGACCACGCCGAAACAAATTAGATTTTTAGAACAAAGAGGATTCCAGCACGTTGGGACCTGGCAATTCGAAACCGCGAAAAGATTGATTGATCGCATCGCGGCGAACGGTTGGCGCATCCCGGTTGGCGTGAATCCCCAAGACTATCACGAGGAATGAAATAGATGGATAAGAAACTGGACTTACTAGAATTGCTTGAATTCGTCAGCCCGATGGCCGTTAGTTACCAGGAATGGGTAAACGTCGGCATGGCATTGAAATATGAAGGTTACACTGCATCAGATTGGGACGATTGGAGCAAAGCCGACAGCCGTTACAAGCCCGGCGAATGCTTCAAAAAATGGACCACATTCGAAGGCAATGGCACACCGGTAACGGGCGCAACGATCACGCAGATGGCCAAGGATAATGGCTGGATGCCAAACCGAAAAGCGGAAGAATCGCGTGAACTGGGATGGGATGAAGCAATCGGCGGCGCGAACGAATACGTGGTCATTGATAAGAACTGGATCGAGGGAAAAGAAATCCAAGAGCCAGCCAACTGGAATCCATTGCGCGAATTAAGCCGCTATATCGAAGCGTTGTTTGAATCCACGGAAAACGTCGGCTATGTCACAGAAACGTATCCGATCACGGACGAAAAAACCGGGAACGTGCTGCACAAGCCGACAAAAGGCGCCTACGATCGGACAGCTGGCCAGCTATTGGAACAACTGAACAACTGCGGCGGGGATGTCGGGGCCGTCATCGGGGATTTCAATCCGGAAGCTGGGGCCTGGATCCGATTCAATCCGCTGGACGGGAAAGGCGTCAAAAACGAAAACGTGACAGATTTCCGTTATGCGTTGGTGGAATCCGATACGATGGCGCTGGATAAACAAAATGCAATCATCCGGGAATTGGAATTGCCTGTCGCTGCATTGGTTTACAGTGGCGGTAAAAGCATCCATGCGATTGTGCGGATCGATGCACCGAGTTACGACGAATACCGCAAGCGCGTCGATTACCTTTACAACGTCTGCAAGCAGAACGGCCTGAACATTGACAACCAGAACCGCAATCCATCCAGATTATCCAGGATGCCGGGCGTCGTACGCAATGGAAAGAAACAGTTTCTTATCGATACCAATATCGGCAAAAACACCTGGGACGAATGGCATGAATGGATTGAAGGCATCAATGACGATTTACCGGATCCGGAAAGCTTGACAGACTACTGGGAAAACATGCCGGAACTGGCACCGCCTTTAATAGAAGGTTTACTGCGCCAGGGCCATAAAATGCTGATGGCTGGACCGTCGAAAGCGGGTAAATCCTTCGCACTGATCGAGTTGACCATCGGACTGGCTGAAGGTACGCAATGGCTAGGGTGGAAATGCACGAAAGGGAAAGTCCTATACGTCAACCTGGAATTGGATCGGGCCAGTGCGCTGCATCGTTTCAAAGATGTTTACAACGCGTTGGGTTATCCACCTGACAACCTGGACAATATCGACATCTGGAATCTGCGTGGCAAGTCGGTCCCAATGGATAAGCTGGCGCCGAAACTGATCCGCAGAGCGCAAAAGAAAGACTACATCGCTGTCATCATCGACCCGATTTACAAAGTCCTGACAGGGGACGAAAACAGCGCCGATCAAATGGCCCACTTCACGAATCAATTCGATAAGATTGCCACGGAATTAGGTTGCAGCGTCATCTATTGCCACCACCACAGCAAAGGGACGCAAGGCGGGAAGAAATCAATGGATCGTGCATCAGGATCAGGCGTATTCGCCCGAGATCCGGACGCGCTCATCGATCTGGTGGAATTGGAAATGACGGAAAGCATCATGAAACAACAGATCGACCAGGCTGCCGCGAACGTGTACGCCAAAGCAATCAAAGCGAAAGACTTCGACTACTTCGATGAACGCGTTTCGCAAGATGATCTGCAATCGGCTTTTCAGATGAACGAACACGCCACGCGCTTATTTTCGCCATTGGAATTGCAGCAGATTGAACACGAAATCAATCAAGCTGTCAACGCTGCGAAGATCCGCACCGCCTGGCGCGTGGATGGTACGCTGCGCGAATATCCGAAGTTTGAACCGGTAAACATGTGGTTCCAATATCCGGTACACCGCGTGGATGATACCGGCATCCTGAAGGATATCGAGCCGGAAGGCAATCTGCCGCCGTGGAAGAACGCCATGACGAAGCGCAAGGATCCAGAAACGAAGAAAGAAGAACGTGCTGAAGCATTGGAAATGGCCTTCGAAGCACTGGACGATGGTGAAA